TTTGGCCTAGGCAGGGATAGCATCCACTATCTCATAGCTCGCTTGAGCATTGAGACGGCTATCCCTCCACAATATTTGATCGATTTAGATCCATCGATGCTCCAGATGATTCTGAAAGCATTGAAAGACCGAGCAGAGGAGCAGAAGAATGCCTACAGAGCTAAAGGGCGCTAGTCAGCTCCGCAAAGCTCTCAAGCAATTTTCGCCTGATCTCGATAAGGAAGTACGCGATGAGATGGTCGGATTCCTTAAACCTTTAATTAAGAAGGCTCGAGGCTTCCTCCCATCTAACTCAGACGCTCCTTCTGGCTTCGTCAAGCATGAAGTAAAGACTGCTAAGTTTCCAATGTACGACGCAGCTGAGGCACGTCGAGGTGTCGGCTATAAATTGACACCGACTAAGCCTAATCGTCAAGGATGGGTGCAGACAGTATCGATCCACAATAAGACGGCAGCAGGTGCAATTGTTGAGACTGCCGGACGTAAGTCTGGTATGTCTGGCAACTTTAGCCCACGCTTCTCAGGCACATTTGCAGGCCGTGGCAAGATGGCTGGCCGCGCAATGTTTAAGGCTTATGAGCAAGATCAAGGCAAAGCTAAGGCTGGCGTTATTAAGGCGCTTGAAAAGGCTGCCGCAAAGTTTAATGCGAAAGGTATCTGATGGCTGAATTACGCATACCCATAATCGGTGAGTTCAAGGGTAAGAAAGCTTTTAAGGATGCAGACAATAGCGTCAAAGGTCTTAACAAATCTTTTAAGAGATTAGCAGGCGCAGCAGGCATCGGTCTATCTACTGCCGCAATAGTCAACTTTGGCAAGAAGTCAGTACAGGCATTTATTGCAGATGAGAAGGCAGCTTCACAGCTTGCAGTAGCAGTCAAGAATCTAGGCCTAGCCTTCGAGACTCCGCGCATTGAGCAGTTTATCTCAGAGATGTCTCGCGCTTCGGGCGTGGCCGATGATGTACTTCGCCCATCGATGCAGAAGTTATTGCAGACCACTGGCTCAGTTACAAAGTCTCAAGAATTACTGACTCAAGCTCTCGACATATCACGAGGCAGCGGTGTCGATTTTGAGACTGTCGTGGAAGATTTAACTAAGGCTTATGTAGGCCAGACTCGTGGACTTAATAAATATAAGTTAGGTCTGAGCCAAGCCGAATTGAAAACCGCAACCTTTGCGGATCTGCAAGAAAGATTAAACAAGCAATTTACGGGCTCTAATGCTGCCTACCTTGAGACCTATGCTGGCAAGCTAGGACTCATCACGACTGCCGCAGGTGAGGCTCAAGAAACTATCGGTAAGGGTCTCATCGATGCCTTTACTATCCTCTCAAGCGAGTCTGGCAACATCACAGAACTTACTGATGCAATGAATAGCTTCGCAGAAGGTACAGCCAACGCATTCCGCAGCGTAGCAATCTTGGTCTCTAACCTTGATAAGGCAATGTCAGCAGGTTTTGGATTACTTGGAGTCTTAGACAGCATCACTGGCAGTAACTTTGTCAAGGTATTCGGCGGAGCAATAGGACTTCTTAGCACTCAAGGCGGGGGCTCATTTAGTAGCAATACAAAGGCGGGGACTGCCGGCTATCCTTCATCTGCACTAGGGCCGGGCTTTATTGATCCTAACGATGCAGCTCGTAAGAAGGCAGAAGCGGATGCAGCCAAGCGTGCTAAGGAATTAGCAGGGCTTACAAAGAAGAATTTAGACACACAAAAGAAGTCCCTAGCGTTACAGAAGGCCTCAAAGACTCTAAACATAGAGCTTATAAATATCGAAGCAGCCCTCAAAGGCAAGATCAGCGAAACCGATCGAATCTCTTTGCTATTGCAGAAGGCTATTCTCGAAGGCAATGCAACCTTAGCAACTTCCTTATCTGATCAATTGAACACAGCGATCAAGCGTAATAATGAGTTACGTCTGGCCTTGCTTGCTACTCCAGAAGCTCCTAATCCTTTTCGTAATTGGTCGATGCCAGGTGTTTCAATGCCTTCTGATTCCTTTACACAATACGGCCCACAAGGCGGCTTAGGTGCAGGAGTTATTGCAGGCGTTAATCCTCAGATCAATATTACAGTCGAGCTCGATGGTCAGACAGTCGGCGGAGCAATCCGCGATGGTCAGATCAATGACTCACTATCTGGCTCTTTTAACCAAGTTAATCGAGGGCAAGGATTCAAGGGAGCGGTCGCTCTCTAATGGCACTTCCTGCAACCATCTCGGTCTCATTCGACTTTAGCCAAGGTGCTACATTTGGCCTTGGTTTTATCATTGGCGATGATAAGTATGGAGTTATTGGCACAGGTACATTTGCAGCATCATCTGTAATAGATCCAGTGGTTGACCTGAGCAGCGTCACCAGATCAATTAAGATCAGTCGTGGCCGCAATATTATGCGTGATACCTATGAGGCTGGCAATTGCACAGTCCGAGTCTTAGATCCTGACTCATACTTTAACCCTCAGAATGCAACATCGCCCTATTTTGGCTATTTGACTCCACTCAGAAAGATTCGCGTGGCAGCTACTACGGCCACAGCGCAGGAGTTTTTATTCTCTGGTTACGTTGAAACATACAAGTATTACTATCCAACAGGGCAGGAGATTGGGTACGTCGATATCGTCTGCTCGGATGCCTTTAGACTCTTTCAGATGGCTAACGTGGCAACCGTTACAGGGGCAACGGCTGGACAGACTACTGGCACTCGCATCACAAAGATTCTCGATCAAGTCTCATTCCCTACATCGATGAGAGTCACCGACACAGGATCGACGACAGTTCAGGCAGATCCGGGAACAGCTCGAACAGCTCTTGCAGCACTCAAGGCTGCCGAGTTCGCAGAACAAGGTGCATTCTTCATGCTGCCAGATGGCACAGCAGAATTTAAGGATCGCAGCGACGTCGTGAGTTCCCTAGCGGCTACGCCTATTGAGTTCAATCAGACCACAGGCATTCCTTACTCAGACCTTAAGTACGCCTTTGATGACAAGCTCATCGTCAATCAGACCAGCATGACTCGTATTGGCGGCACAGCTCAGACTTCTGTCAATGCAGATTCATCGGCTAAGTATTTTCCTCACGGCACGACCATCACAGACATGATTCCGCAGACAGATGCTCAGGTCTTAGATATTGCAAAGATTTATGTCGCGACGCGTGCAGAAACGACTATTAGAATCGATCAGATGACGGTCGATCTTTTAGATACAGATGTACCGACTGACACAATGATCGGCCTTGATTACTTTGATAACGTTAAGATCACTAACGTCCAGCCAGATGGCTCGACGATTGTGAAGGTTCTGCAGGTGCAGGGCTTGGCGTGGGACATAACCCCTAACAGCATGAAATGCACAGTAACAACACTTGAGCCTATAGTCGAGGGATTCATAGTGGGATCATCGACTTACGGTATAATCGGACAATCCATATTAGGATACTAGGAGAAAATAATGGCAGCAGGTCTCGGATATAAAGAGTTCACGACGGGAGACGTCTTAACCGCAGCGGATGCTAACGGCTATCTAGCCTCACAGGTCGTTATGGTCTTCGCTAGTGCGGCAGCTCGTACCTCAGCCATCGCCAGCCCTCAAGAAGGAATGCTCTCTTACCTTAAAGATACCAACGCAACTGAGTATTATTCAGGTTCAGCGTGGGTGGCCGTTGGCGCGGCAGGCGGAGGATTAACTTTACTTTCAACTACCACAATGAACTCTGGTACTACAACGCAGACAGTCAGCTCAATCGCTGGCGGTTACAAAAATTTGCAAATCTTAATAACTCAAGGCAAAGATGCGGCTGGTTCAGCAGGTTGGCAAATAAGATTTAATGGCGATTCAGGCACAAAATACGCCTATGGTTATAATGGTCAGAATTGGACAGGCGGCGAAAATGGCGTGGCTTTGACCACAAACGTGCAGCTTGGTATTCGCACGTCATCTTCAAGCAATGGACTAAAACAATCTTACGCAGTAATTAATCTCTACGACTACACAAATGGCGGCATGACCATGGGCGATTGGCGAGCATTGAGCCATGATGGTGGCGCAGGCGATACCTACTCAATGACTCAGGGAATCGTTGCTTACAGCGCATCTGCGGCTATTACATCGTTTAGCGTTATCACAGGCAGCACTTGGAGCTCAGGAACAATTAGAATTTACGGAGTGAACTAATGACATCAACTAGACCAAAAATCGCTGATCATAATGCAGAAACTGATGAAGTTACAGTACGCGAAATGACAGATGCTGAATGGGAGCAATATCAGGCCGATGTTGATCAAATGCAAGCCCAGTCTGACAAATTTGATGCACACATCTCAGCGAAAAAATCTGCTATTGCTAAACTTGCAGCGCTAGGATTGACAGAAGAAGAAGCTAAGGCAATTCTTGGATGAAGCCAAGACTTTCTAAGTCTGCCATCCAACTACGCGAGCAGATTGATGATGCATTCCCAGATCGAGATCGAACTTCGGACGGCTGGATCGGTGATACCCGACACGCTGCGCGCAAGTCTGATCATAATCCAGATGTATCGGGATGGGTACGCGCCATCGATGTTGACCGCGACCTTAACGGCAAAGGCCGGAAGCCCGATGTCATGCCTGACTTGGTCGATCAGATTCGACTCGCTGCAAAGTCT